AAAACTGAAAAAGGACGAGAACTTCGTCAAGGCATCAGATATCGGGCAGAACATAAAAATAAACGGATTAGTAGGAATGGTTGACGGAGTGCCGATAGTAAGGGTCACTAAAAAATGGATGGAAATTAAAACAGGGGTAGGTGGAGCTACAACTAAAAATTATGGTTGTTTAGTCGGGCATAATTCAGCAACGGTTGCTCCTGTAAAACTGGCTGAGTACAGAGTGGTTACGGATTCTGAAAACTACTCAGGTACTCTGTTCCTAGGTAGATTTTATTATGACTGTTTCATACTGAATAACAAAGTAAAAGGTTTAGTTGCAATTGAAGCGTAGGTAAAGTATGGTTAAACGCCATACTTTTTTTATTTTGAAAAGGTGGTAGAATTGACTGAAATAATTGATAAAATTTACGAAAAAATAAAAATTATATCCGATGTAAGTTTGAATGAAGTAAAAACTAAGCTTATCATTGAAAGTGTTATCCAGGACTGCATCAACTATATGAACCGTGAAGACTTTCCGGAGGAACTGATAACTCCTACTGCCGTATATATCCATAAATACAACTTTGATAAAAACAGAAATATAAAATCTATGAAAAGCGGAGATAGACAGGTTGAATTTGTCACAGGCTTAAATGAGGATGCTGAATTCAGAAAAAGTTTGAACCGTTTCAGGAAACTCGGAGTTGTAAAATAGGAGGTATGAAATGCTGAACGAGTTTTTTAATACTGATATGATAATTGAAGTTAAAAGGAATATAAAAACAAAAAATGAAAACGGTCTGACAGTACAGGACTGGAAAGTTGTTTACAGCAATATCAGGTGCCAGTTAAGTATAGGGATTTTGAGAGCTACTGAAAACGGGATTATAAACAGTTCTAAAAATTCGTATAAGATATTTGTTAGTAATGATGTAGAAATAAAGCAGAATGATATTTTGATAGTAAATAAAGGCGGAATAAAATATAAATTTAAAGCTAATAAACCTATAAAGTACACTGATTTTTTGGAACATCAGGAGATAGCAGTGGAGGAAGTGGATAAAAATGAAACTTAGCGGAGACTGGGAGAAACTGGCAAAAAAATTGGAAAAACTGCACACTGATACCCCTCAGAAAGTAGAAATGACGCTCAAACAGGTTGCCGAGCAGACAATAAAGGAAGTAAAAGAAGAAACGCCAGCAGATACAGGTCAGCTAAGAATGGGCTGGCACAGGGAAAATGGCGAGGGTTTAAAACAGATAATATACAACAATGTTGAATACGTGAACCATGTTGAATACGGCCACAGGGTAGTTTATTACGGTAAGAAAACAAACAGTGTGGTACCTGGAGTATTTATGCTAAAAAGGACAATGGATAAATTAGAGCCTGTGTTCAGGAACAGCATAGGCTCAACAATAAAAGCGGAGTTTGATAAATAATGGAATTTATGGATTTTATAAAATCATTAAGCCGTAAAATAGACAGTTTTACGGGCAAGGAAGTCGGAATTGATAATATTAATAAATTAACAAGACCGGCATACTTCATTCAGGTTATCGACTATAAAAAAGAGTTTTTCGCAAATAACAGGGAAAGAATACATGTCAGTATTGATGTTGTCTACATTCCTGAAAATGTCGAAAATAACAAAGCGGAAATATATGATGCACTTGATAATCTGAATGATATGTTCGATGTCAAAGGAAATAAGATTTTAAAAGTCAAGGATAGAAATTTGACTTTAAAAAACGAGAGCACGAAAGTAGTGGATGAGCTAGGACATTATATTTTTGATTTGGATTTATTCGACGTGTACGGAGAAATACCAAAGCAAGATATAGTGAATGGCCTGAAATTAAAATTTAAATAAAACAGGAGAGTGATAAAATGGCAAAGGTCGGACAGATTAATGCAAGTCCAAGCATTAGCATTGAATTCAAGACACTGGCAACGACAGCTATTCAAAGAAGTGAGAGAGGAACTGTATGCCTTATTTTGAAGGATAAAAAAGCCACCGGGAAGTGGTACAGTTTCAAGACAATAGCGGACGTTGATGCTAAAAGCTGGGACGCAGAAAGCATGAAATATATTAACTTAGCTATGCATTATGGAGCATTTAAAATACTGGTCAGAGTTGTGCAGAACGACGAAGGCATGGATAAAGTGCTGAAGGATTTAGAAATGAGAAAATTCAACTGGCTGGCTTATCCGCAAGCGATAGAAACGGAAGACCAGACAATCGTGAACTGGGTTAAGCAGCAGTTTGGAACTACCGGGCCAATCGGAAAAACAGTCAAATACGTGTCAAGCTATGCGAACAGATCGGATCATGTGGCTATTGTGGAACTTGGAAATGGCGGAACATATAAGTCTATTTACGGGGATTTCACGGCACAGGAATACACGGCGGCTATAGCAGGGCTTATTGCAGGAATGCCGTTAAACCGTAGTGCCGATAATCATGTCATGAACGATTTGAAAGAAGTTGAAGACTATGAACCTAAAATCGGCAAATTCAGTTTATATACAGAAGAAGACATGATCAGAGTAAATTATGGAGTCAACTCTAAAACTACGTTCGACAGCACATGGAAAAAAGACACTAGAAAAATCAAAGTCGTTGAAGGGATGTGCTTTATTGTAGATGACATAAGGGATACATTCAAAAAATACTGGATTGGGAACTATATCAACGATTATGACAATAAAATGAATTTCTGCTCAAACGTAACAAAAGTATATTTTAAGGAAATGTCGCCAAATGTACTGAACGGGGATTATGACAATAAAGTGGAGATAGATTTTGAAGCACAGAAAAGAGCAGTTGTAGCGGATGGACTGGATGCAGATACTATGACAGAGCTGGAGATACTGCAGTACACTACTGGTGATGATGTGTATCTGACAGGTGATGTGAGATTTGCTGACACTATGGCATCGCTTAGCCTGTCAATGTTAATGTAATAATAAAAAGGAGCTGATAAAATGTCAGAAAATATAAAAGGGAACAGAACCATAACAGGAGCTTACGGAGAGCTGTGGCTTGACAATGAGAAAGTAGCTGAACTGAAATCAATAGAAGCTAAAATTTCAGCTGAAAGAACGGATGTCCAGCTGGGACTTTCTGTTGACAGTAAGATTACGGGATTAAAAGGGGAAGGTACCCTGACAATCTATAAAGTCTACACAAGGGGTAAAAAAATACTTGAAAACTGGGCAAAAGGAAAAGATACCCGAAGCAGGATAGTGACGTCGATTAAAGACCCTGATAGTTTTAGGGGTCAGGAAGAGAGGGTATCAATTGACAACGTATGGTTCAATTCAGTTGAACTGGCCAAATTTTCAAGAGGGGAAATAGTAGAGGAGGAAATACCTTTCGGATTTACCCCAAGCGATGTAAGATATGAAAATTCCATAAAATAAAAAAAAGGCAGGTAGGATATGAAAAACATAACAATAGAAATGTTACTGGAAAACAGTAAAAAGTTAGCTGAGAAAAAAACAGTAAAGGTTGAAGTGGCGGAGTTAGGTGGAGTACTGGAGCTGGAAGTACTAAACAGAATGGAAATACTGGATATTTTAACTAACGGCAACAGCACTGACAAGGATAGTGAAGTGGTATATACATCAGGAAAGATTTTTAAGGACGATAAACTGATCACTCAGTTAGGTTGTGAAATGAATCCGGCAGAGGTTGTATCAAAAGTACTGAGCCACTCAACAATAACAGGTATTTCAGAACTGCTTATGAAAAAAGCGGGATGGAATGAAAAATTTACTGTTGAGGAAGTAGTTGAAGAAATAAAAAACTAATCAGGGGCGACTGGAAAGCAAGAACAGTCGCTCATTATTTAAATTGTGGCCACAGCTTACAGAGTTTAAAGGGACTGAGCAATTCAGAATTATTATTCATGTTCCTTATGATTGGAGGTGTACCGGAGAATGAGTGAATATAAGTTAAGTGCCCTGCTCGAACTGAAAGACAAGTTTTCAGGTACAGCACAGAAAGTAGGGAGCTCACTGGCGGAATTAAAAAGCAGAACTACCGGGGTAGCAGATAAGCTTAAAAGCTCTTTTAATGGAGTAAGAGGAGCACTGGCAACTGTCGGAGTAGGTATCGGAGCGACTGCCGTGGTCGGTGTCCTGAAATCGTCTGTCCAGTCTTACGCCGATCTGGAAGATCAGGTAAGAAGAAACAGGGCTATCATGAGTGCTTCAGCAGAAGAGGAAAAACAGCTAATGCAACAGACAAGAGATTTAGGCCGTTCAACCAAATTTACGGCACAGGAAGTGGCAGAGGCACAGATGTATCAGGCAATGGCAGGTATGAAAACAAATGAAGTATTAGAAATGACACCTAAACTTTTAAAAATGTCAATTGCGGCTGGAAGTGATTTTGCCCAGACTTCCGATATAGTTACCGACAACTTATCAGCTTTCGGTATGTCGATAGGTGAAGTCGACAGGCTGATGGATGTAATGGTTGCGACAAGTAACAATGCAAATACTAATGTTCAGATGTTAGGGGAGGCATATAAATATGTTGCGGCGAGTTCAAGGAATTTTGAAAGTTTTGAAAATGTAAATATACTGCTGGGAGTACTTGCGGATAACGGAATTAAGTCAGGACAGGCAGGGCGGAACTTGGCGGCGATTTACAGAAGACTTGCCAATCCTCCGAAAGAAGTGGCGAATGCCCTGACTGACCTTAACATTCAGCTTTACGACCAGCAGGGAAAATTTAAAGGCGTAAAAGCGTTATGTGATGATCTGAAAAAAGCTACAGCTAATCTTACCCAGGAAGAAAGGAACAGATACTTGGCAATGATAGCTGGCGGAGAGGGTATGAAAATACTAGCATCCATCATGGGAACTACTGAAGAGGGTTATAACAAGGTGGCTGATGGGGTAAGAAATGCTAAAGGTGCTACCGATAAATTTGCTGATGAAATGAGTAACACGACAGCAAATAAGATAGCACAGTTCGAGTCTGCCCTTGCTGAACTGAAAATATCAATAGGGGAAGCCTTTGCACCGATAGCTACCAAATGGATGGAAGACTTCATGAAAAAAGTTGAGGAATGGCAAAAAACAGGGGCATTAGACCCTGATAAATTAAAAGGAACTGCTGAAGGGCTGGTAAAAGCGGCCGAAATAGGAATGCGTGGTATCGCAGGAGTGAAAGGTGCAACATGGGGAGCTTCACTGGGAACGGCAATAGGCGGACCAGTAGGAACGGCAGTAGGTGCGGCGATAGGTGGTGCAATAGGTTATTTCTCACCGGATATAGTGAAAAAACTGATTGAACCTAAAAACGAAAAACTGGAAAAGGAAAAACGGGATGCGATAAATAAGGCATTTGATGTTTCTTCAAACACAAATCGTTACATGAAAGGCAGTGGTTACAGTTACATGGGTCACAATGTGGATCTGAGGACAGATGCGGAGAAAAAAGAAGATGCAAGAATTGCAAGGCAGAAGGAATATGCAAGGAAATCATATGAGGCCATGCCGGTAATAACATTGGATACAAGAGCAATACAGCAGATGCTTGGGATATCACAGCAGAATCTGGCTCTTACACAGCAGGATAAGACTGCACAGTTAACTAGTGCGATTACTCAGCTCCTGTCTAAACAGCAGAACAGCAATCCTTTACAGCCACTGGACACTACAGCTATAACTAATGCCCTCAGTACCGGGTTAAGTCCTTTAAATGGACTACCTAATCTTTTAAATAACAGATTAAATATGATGCAACCACAACAGCTGATACCCCAACCAGTATCTGTAGAGCAAATTATTAATCATGAAGCTAATGCACAAATAGCGGCACAATTATCAAACATAACCATAAATGATACAGCTAAAATTGAAAGTATAGCTAAGCAGATAGCTGAAAAAGTCAGTCAGAATACATATAACACCATGATGTCGAACTTACGTGCACAGATTCAGGCGTCACAATAATCAGGAAAGGAATTTTAAAAGTTATGAGACCGATATTCATGTTACTGTATGATACAGATCCGTTTATTTTTACAATACCCCCTTTAGACTTTAAGATTACAGGCAGTCAGAACAGTGAGGTTGTAAAGATTTTAGATGTGGGGGAAGTGGCATTGATAGGGGAAAAGAATATAAAAAAAGTAAGCTTTTCCACATTTTTACCCGCCAAAAAATCTAAGTTTTACAACATGTTATTCAACCGGCACTCCCCTATGAGCGGTATAAAGAAACTGGAGAAGTACAAGGATAATAAAGAGGTTCTGACCTTAATAGTTCCTAACTACAGCATTTATTTTAAATGCCACATCGAACAGCTGGATTATGAAATAAAGGAAAGGACGGGAGATGTCGATATTTCACTCAGTCTGATAGAGGCAAGGAAGCAGACAAGGCTAATCGATGACGTTGATGAACTTTATGAGAGACATACCGGGAGAACTTCGCCAATTAAAGAGTATCAGCTGGAAGAGAGATTCGAAAATATTAAGGGCGGGTTGAAGAATAAAATAAAAGGAAAAATTGACAGCCTGATAAATTCTAAGAAATAAAAAGGATTGGGAAAAATGCTGAAGATAGTTGTTAATAACGAAGAACATATTAAAAAGTTTGAAAGAATAACTTGGAAAGGTGGAATAAACGGCACTTCGCGGACATTGGAAGTGAGATATTTAGACGACAACACAATTGCTAAGCTGGGAGATAAGGTAGAATTTTATGTTGATGAGGATAAACTGTTTACCGGTAAAGTTTTTTCCGTGGAAGTGACCGGGCAGAGTCAAATCAAAACTTTCAGCTGTTTTGACAACTCCATATATCTGAATAAAAACTATTTTGTAAAAAACTTTAATAAGAAAAAACCATCGCAGATATTAAAAGAGATCTGCGGAGAGCTGAAACTTGAAGTGGGGGATTTACCGAAGGATATAGTTGACTGCACATATCCTGCGGTTAACCGTAGCGGGTATCAGATAATTCTGAATGCGTATACGATACAGCACAGGAAGGATAAAAAAATATACTCGATTGTCAGCAATGATGGGAAAATAGAAGTTGTGGAACAAGGAAGTTTGGCAGATGTTATGCTAAATTCTGAGCAAGATATAAAAAGTTCCAAGTATGGCGAAGATATCGAAAAAATGGTAAACCAGATTGTCATATATAAAACTGAAAAAGAAAAGCAGCAGATAGTGGATAAAGTGGAAAATAAAGAAGACAAAGAGAAGTACGGGTTATTTCAGAAAGTAATGCAGTATGACAAGGACAGGGACAACATCAATAACGCAAAGGAAATGCTGAAAAGTGTTGAAAAAACAGGAAATATCACTTGTCTTGGTAATGTTTTGATACAAAGCGGTTATTCAATAGGAATACACGAGCCTAACACGAATCTTGTAGGTAGTTTTTTAGTAAAAAATGACACACATATTTGGGAAAATGACATGTATTACTGTGATGTGGAACTGGCTTTTGAGAATGTGATGGACAAAACTGAATTTGACGAAAAACCGAAATCTAAAGAATCCAAAGGAACTAAAAATAAAAAGAATAAGAAAAGTAAGAAAAAAGCAGGTGGTAAATAATGAGTATGTTTGATTTACTTAACGATATGATTGACACCGGAGTGCAACAGCAGGCAAACAATTTTATAAGGGCAAGTGTCACCAGTCCGCCACCTGGATTGAAAATAAAATTTGATAATGTGGAAGTACCTTCGGAGCAGATATACTGCTCTAATTTTTTATTACCGAATTACCACAGACTTTATAAGATAGACGGTGTGATTGACGAGATAACTATTGATGCATCTACTCAGACAGAAACCGCTAACGGACCCGCTCCTCATACTCACGGCCATTCAACAGTTAAAGGTTCGGGGACATATAAAAGTCACAAGGATATATGGTTTGAGGATACTTTAAAAGTTGGGGATGAAGTACTGGTGCTGATATTAGGCGTACACTATGTGGTAGTCAGTAAAATTGTAAAAATGCCAAGCAACGCAATAGAAGGGGTGTGATTATGGATTTTGAAAAACTGTTCTTAAAACAGAACGAAAAAAAAGAAAAAAAGGAATTACCTCCGTTTAAAGAGTATGCAATTCATTTTGATACGCTGGAGCCTTTGAAAAACGGGGATAGACTTGTTGAATTAAATGGGAATGAAGCCCTTAAAGTATGGATATTCAAGGCACTTAAAACGAGAAGAAATTTTTACGGAATACACTCTGACAGCTATGGAAATAACCTGGATGAGCATATAGGTACGATTTATCAGGAAAGCGTGAAAAATGCCCTGATTATCTCAGAAATCAAAGATTGCCTGCTGGTCAATCCATATATTTTGGACTGCTATAATTTTGA